TCAAGTTGACCGCATCTACAAAGCTGCGTTTCTTGGGCTCAAAGAATCAAACCTTGCATTAGCTGCTGGCCTAAAGCCTGCTGAGTTTAGGCAATTACTTGTCAATGATCCTTGGGTCGAATTGACAATTGACAAGGCACGCGCTGACAGCGAGTTGCACGCTGCGCAAAAGCTCTCCGAGAACGTCGAAGCTGGCGACACCAAGGCGATTGCTTTCAAGCTCACGCACATGCACGGCTACATGCCTGCACGACCCGAAGGCGGCGACGACAATACGCTCATCGTGAAGGTGGTAAACTCACTACCATCACCCGACGAGAAGAAATCAGAAGATGCCTGAGATCACCGTCAACTTACCCAGGCTACACAGTGGGCAAGAAAGACTATTTCACCAACAAACGCGATTGAACTCTGTGCGCTGTGGACGGCGCTGGGGGAAGACGCGCTTTCTCGAATACCTCGCAGCCCAAGGCGCGTGCAACGGGCTGAGTGTTGGAGTGTTCGCACCCGAGTACAAGCAGTTGGCCGAGCCGTGGGATCACTTGATTGATACGTTGGATCCCGTCAAGAAGACGGCCAACAAAAACGACGGCACGATCAAGACGGTTACGGGCGGCAAAGTGGACTTTTGGACGCTCAACGACAACGACCTAGCGGGTCGGGGGCGCGAATACAACTTGGTGCTCATTGACGAGGCGGGGTTTACGAAGTCGCCGCAGATGAAGGACATTTGGTTCAAGTCCATCAAACCGACGATGCTGACGACCAAAGGTATTGCGTGGGTGTTCTCGACACCCAATGGCGTAGACCCTGACAACTTCTTCTATGCTGCGTGCAATGACGAAGAACTCAACTTCACAAACTTTCACGCACCGACGATCACCAACCCGTATGTGCCGCCAGAAGAACTTGAGCGCGAACGCGAACGCAACCACCCGCTAGTCTTCAAGCAAGAGTACTTGGCCGAATTCATTGATTGGTCGGGCGTGGCGTTTTTCTCGCTTGACAAAATGCTCATCAACGGCGAGGCGGTGCAGTATCCGACCATGTGCGACGGGGTGTATGCGGTGCTGGACACGGCGGTCAAGGGTGGCAAAGAAAATGATGGAACGGCGATTGTCTACATCAGCGTCAACTCGCAGTCCCCTCACCCACTGACGATTCTTGATTGGGACATCATCCAAGTGGACGGTGCGATGCTTGAGCGCTGGATGCCTAGCGTGTTCATGCGGCTAGACGACTTGGCGGCAATCACAGGCGCACGCAAGGGGTCGATCGGCGTATTCATTGAGGACGCCGCCGCTGGCGCAATCCTCTTGCAACAAGGCCGAGCCCGAGGCTGGCCGACACACACGATTGACAGCAAATTGACAAATTCAGGAAAAGACGAACGCGCCATCTCAGTGTCTGGCTATTTTCACCAAGAGAAGCTTAAAATCAGTTCATTCGCGCTAAACAAGACGGTAAGTTTTAAAGGCGCAACGCGCAACCATCTTGTGACACAATTAGCCAGCTTCAGGCTTGGGGATAAAGAAGCGTTCCGCAGGGCTGACGACTTACTCGACAGTGTAGTTTATGCTTTAGCAGTAGGTGTAGGTAACAAATACGGGTATTAAGTATAACATAAAAATATATGTTGACTTCACACCCGCTAGTCGGTAAAATACTTAGTATGCCGTTTTACACCTACACCCATTCAACTCCTGAAGGCCGAATTTTCTATGTAGGAAAAGGAAAAGGGGGTCGGGCGTACAGTAAAAAAGACAGAAATAGATATTGGCACAATTTAGTGTCTAAGTACGGATATGAGGTAGAAATACACAGCTACTGGAGTACGGATGCTGAAGCTATTGAGCACGAAAAGGAATTGATAGCGCAGTATCGAAAAGAAGGGTTAAAGTTGGTCAACATGACTGATGGTGGCGAAGGTCATAGCGGATTTACAAAAAGCGCAGAGACTAAAGCTAAATTAAGCGCGTCACTGAAAGGCCGTTTAGTGTCGCAAGAAACAAGAGAAAAAATACGGGCTAAACATCTGGGGAAATTAGTTTCGGAGAGCACAAAAGAAAAATTGAGGTTACACAACCTTGGAAAAATACACTCCGAAGAAACAAAACAAAAAATAAGCGAGAGCAGCAAAGGCAGAGTGTTTTCTGAAGAAAGCAAAGCAAAAATTAGGGGTGAAAACAACCCTATGATGCGTGAAAATATACGTGAGAAACAGAAAAAATCGTCTCAGTTGAGATCTCAAGATTTGGATTACAGAAGAAAGCTATCTGAAGGAAAAAAGAGGTCTGAGCTGATGCACACCCGCAAAAACAGTAGACTTATCACTTTTGATGGCGTCACATTGACCCTATCGCAATGGTCGAATAAACTTGGCCTATCTAAAAACACCCTTGATGAACGTTTGAAACGAGGGTGGGCACTTGAAAAAGCACTGACTTCTTCAGCACAAAAAAGAGGGTTAAATGTCTGACATATCTTTAAGTTCCACATCACTGAATTCGCAATTAATATCGTTGTTAAATGCGGATTCTATTGAGCCCGGTTCGCAAGCAGGTTACGCGCTATGTAAAGAAATTTGGCAATACCACGTACTTGGCGGCAAACTTGTAGAAAAACCAATTCGTATGGCGCTCTCCAAACCCCGACGCATTACCGTGGACGTTGAGCCCAAAGAAATGTTGGTCGAAGCGTTTTGGCGCGAGTGGGAAAACCTTGGCGCAACCAACCACATCCGCGACACCATGTTTATCGCACGCGCATACGGCGCGGCGGCGATTGTGTTTGGCGCACCCGACAAGCCCACAGACCAACCCATTGACCCTTGGGAGTTGTGGAAGCTCGATCTGTATTTCAACCAGCTTGATCCGTTGAACTTGGCTGGCTCCATCGTGACCAACCAAAACCCCAACGCACCTGATTTTCAAAAGCCGCTGTCCTACACAACAGCCGCAGGCCAACCCTATCACCCAAGCCGAAGCACCGTGGTGTTTAACGGCACGCCGATTTACTTGAGCTTTCAGGCGTCAGGCTTTGGCTACACAGGCCGCAGCGTATTCCAACGCGCTTTGTACCCACTCAAGTCATTCATTCAGTCAATGGTGACGGATGACATGGTGACATACAAAGCGGGTTTGCTGATTGCAAAACAAAAGCCAGCAGGCTCAATCGTCAACCGCCTCATGCAGACCGCTGCTGGCATTAAGCGCACGTACTTGCAGCAAGGCACGACAGGTAACGTGCTGTCAATTGACATCGACGAAGAAATTGAAGCGATCAATTTGACCAACACCGATACGGCAATGACCACGGCGCGTGACAACATCATTGCCAACATTGCGTCAGCTTCGGATGTGCCATCCATACTGCTCAAAGATGAGGCATTTACTCAAGGCTTTGGCGAAGGCTCGGAAGACACCAAAGCCATTGTGCAGTACATCGACGGTATCCGCGAAGACATGGCAACGCTGTTCACGTTCTTTGACAACATCGTCATGCACCGCGCATGGAACCCCGAGTTCTTTGAGGCTGTGAAAAACGAATACCCCGACTCCTACAGCAATTTGTCGTATGAACAAGCGTTCTACAAATGGCAAAAAGCATTCAAACCGTCATGGCACAGCCTGATGGAAGAATCCCCATCTGAAAAAGTCAAAGTCGATGAGATCAAACTCAAAGGCATGACCGAGTTGTTGCGCACCATTTTGCCGATCATGGATCCACAAAACCGCGCAAATGCAATCCAATGGGCGCAAGACAATTTGAACGAGATGCCCGACATGTTTGCCAGCACACTCACGCTCGACACGGAACTCATTACTGAATATGAGCCGCCAGCCGAAGCCATACCCACCGAGCGCTTGCCTGCGGCTAGGGGCTAAAAATGACTTTTTATGAGGTGCTCACCGAAGCCATCAACGACATCATGTTGCATGGCTTTGACAGCAAACGCCGTATCGACCATTGGGTAGAGCGCCTGCGCAAAGCCGCACGCGCATCTCTCATACCCGAGCACCGCATTAATTCGGAGATGGAAAAGTCTTTACACTCCGCTTACAGTCGGCTGGTCACAAAAGGTGGTATGGTCAATGCCAACGTAAGTAAATTTACGGTGGACAGGCTCAAGCCAAAACTGCGTGCCGAACTAGACCGCCGCATCATGGCGTCAGCGGATCTGATCAAATATCGCCGCGAAGAATCCATTAACGAGACACTGCGCCGCTTTGAAGGGTGGTCTACATCCATCCCTAAAGGTGGTACAAGGGTTCTTGACAAGGTAGAAAAAAAGACAGAGATCCGAAAAGCATTAGGAAAACTGCCTTTTGAGGAGCGCCGAGTCATCATTGATCAGACACATAAGTTGATTTTTAACATCAATGACATTGTGGCGACTGACAACGGGGCGATTGCTGCGCGTTGGCACTCCAACTGGAAGCAGATGGGCTATAACTACCGTGAAGATCACAAGCAACTTGACGGCGACATCTATCTCATACGCGACAGTTGGGCTGTAAAAAAAGGTTTTGTGAAGCCAAATAAGGGCTATACGGACGAAGTAATTGCACCTAGTCAAGCGCCTTTTTGCCGTTGTCGCTATGTGTACCTATATAATTTACGTCAAGTTGAGGAATTGTTGACGCAAAAAGGTAAAGAAGCTCTACAATCCGCAAAATCTAAGCTAGGTACTTAATCTATGCCCTTCGAGTCGGAACAACAACGCAAAGCCATGTACGCTGCCGCTGCTGGTAAAAGCAATATCGGCATTCCACAAAGCGTTGGAGAAAAATTCGTGCGTCACGGAAGTGACAGCGATATTCCTGAAGAAGCGACTGTGTTGAGTACACCTGATGAAGACCCTTGTTGGGAAGGCTATCAACAAGTGGGAATGAAAGAAAAGAACGGCAAAGAAGTGCCAAATTGCGTTCCTGATGCGGCTCAAGGCGAAGAACAACCTTCGACTGTCCCTGTGGATAAGGACGCAGGAGCCGCTGGCCGCGCATCGGGCATCATGTTCTTGACCGACACAGGTGAAGCGCTATTGATTCGCCGTGGCAACGGCGGTGACTATCCCGGCACATGGGCTGTACCCGGTGGGCATCAAAACGCAGGCGAAACTCTTGAAGAATGCGCACGCCGCGAATGCTTTGAAGAAACGGGCATCAAATACGAGGGTGCTCTTGAAGTGCTGTTTGATGACGGGCAGTTTTGCACGTACATTGCTCGTGGCGCACAAAAGGTGATTGTGAATTTGAACGACGAATCGACAGGTTACGATTGGTGTTCAATTGACGCACCGCCCCATCCATTGCACCCCGGGCAAGCGATTGCCATGCGCGTGGCTTCGGCCAACACCGAATACCAAGTGGCTGAACTTATCCGCGACGATTTGTTGCCAAGCCCACAGATGTATGCCAACGTCATGTTGTTGGCAATTCGCATCACAGGCACTGGCCTTGCGTATCGTTCGAGCATTGGGGAGCACGTTTGGCGCGACCCATCGTTGTATTTAAACCAAGACTTTTTGAACCGTTGCAATGGTTTGATTGTGCTAATGGATCACCCCGAAACCGCAGTGCTGAACTCGAAAGAATTTAGCGATCGCGCCGTGGGCAGTGTGATTTTGCCGTACATTAAAGGCGATGAAGTTTGGGGTATTGCAAAGATCTACGATCAAGCCTCAATTAAAGAAATTCTGGAAGGGGACATTAGTACCTCTCCCTCCGTAGTGTTTGACAACACTGCGGGGAACACTACACTTACAACTGAAAACGGCGAGCCGCTTTTAATTGAAGGTGTACCATTCCTCTTAGACCACATTGCCATCGTTACGAAGGCGCGAGGGTCAAAAGGGGTTTGGGACAAGGGCGGTGATCCCGCTGGCGTTTTATTAACCAACCCTGAGGTGTCTGATATGACAGAAAAAGTGAATGAGCCGAAGGCAGATGCCCAAGGCGACAAACTCGATGCCATTCTGAACGCCATGAGCAAACTTGTTGCTCGTGTCGATTCGATGGAAAAAAACCTTCCGGCTCCCCCATTAGTCACTGCGGCTGACAAAAAGCGCAAAGACGA